TTCCCATCAGAATGGACCGCCATTGCTTTACTCTGCATTGCACTGTACCGATTAGCACTCAGGGTGGTGATCATACCATGACGATGCTCTGGTGCGATTGCTTCTTCTGCGAACCTTTTCTGTCTATTGTAAATCTCTGGTGCAGCTTTCTCAAATGCACGTTCAACATCAACACACAATGGTTTCAGTGCTTTCCAACTCTCTTCATTGGATATGTTAATTTTTCCTGTGAAACGTCCACGCTTTGCACCAATCATTACACTATTAATTTCGTTGGCATATGCGATCATACCCCACTTTCCATTTTTTGCTCTCACATGGTACGAATTGGGAGATCGAAGTTTGTAGTGTTCACCTTCAATCAATCCCTTCGCAGCCATCTCAACAGGGTCAATAGGACCAGCGCAGTTTGCTCGCATAGTAGATGATTCTTCGATGCCGTAGAGAACATCACGCATATCATCATTCGGAAATGCGTTTGTTACCACATAAGCAATAGGAACACCGGGCCCGTCAAGTGTAGCATCTGGACGCATGATAACAGTGTCCTCTGTTACATGGATAATATCATCAAGGTCAGACTCATTGTAAAAATTTCCATTCCACTTATCGAAAGTGACCTTCTCTCCAAAATCATTCTGTGCGATTATATGCTTCATGACATCTCCATTTTATCAAACATATCTCGGGTAGTATATTTGCTGTCGTAGTAAGAATATGTATCATATGATTTATCTCTATACTCATCTCTTAGCTCTTCATTAGCAGACAGCTCTTGCACCAAATCTCTGCACTCTTCCATGTTGTCATTAGAAAGCCATATTGTTCCACTATCTAATTCTGTTAGAGGTTTATCATAATAACGATGAATACAAATATCCCCGTATTCTTTTCTGAACACAGGTATTGCTCCAACTGCAACAATTTCTAAATGGGTATACTCTAGGGATTTTTTAATAAATCTGTCCTCAAGTAAAGACAGCTGATAACCAAATCCACATTTAGACATCCTATTCAGCATTGCTTTATTGTTATAATCACCAAAGACTGTCGCATCCTTTCCATATCTATCTTTCAAGTCTACAGTGTCTATTTCTGAGACAACTTCATCAAAAAACTTATTCCTGTTTTTTAACTCTATAAAAATAGGACTCTTATCTATTCCTTCAAATGTGGTTAAGTGGCCCAATTCTTTTAAATACTTATTATGGAAGTCAAACATCATGTCATAGTTTTTCCATCTCGCAGTCCGACCTATCCATTTGTGATGCTTCATATCTTGATCTTCAACAGATTTATGATATTCCTCATAGTGAGAAAATGATATTCCCGGCTGCATCAGATGAATATTTCTTTTCCTCATATCAAAAAGATTTGGAGTATTTACCATATCTGCAAAATCACCAGTGTCGGAGTGTGCAAATATTATATCTGATTTTTCATAAGAATCTTGTAGCAATGTATTTCTTCTTAGTGAAGACTTGTTATGATCATGCTGAATAAACACCCTATATACGTCTAAGTCCAACAGTGTAGAAAACCTATCTTGACATTTTTTACTGTGATTAACAGACGGCAATGAATTGAATATAATTATATCAGAAGATTTACAGCCCTCATATACCTCATCAAAATCATCTCTGTCAAAGCGCACATGAACCAAATTCTGTATCTCATGGGAGTCGTTCCTAGACCACCTTTTATCCTTAGATGCATATACCATAGGAGTATGGGAGTTGTTGAGTAACCACCTCTCCAACTCTACAGTGTATTTTGTAACGCCGCACCCTTCGAGGCCTCGTCCTAGAACAATAGCTACTTTCAAAACAATCTACCAATCTCACTATATTTTGCAGCTTTATTATAATAACATTTTATCATTTTATAACCAGAAAATTCTTTATGTTTGGAAATTACTTGAACTCCATCTTTTGTATTCCATTTTACAAAATCTGGATACATCTTTATAAGTTCTTCGTGACTTTTGTTTATCAAATCTATAGTTCTTCTATTTGGGCCCTCTTCACAACCACCCTTTTGACCCCATTGGCCAACATGACCAAATTTACACCATACTCTATTTTTATGTCCCATGAGAAGTAACTGTAAGTGAAAATTTACGTCCTCACTAAACAAATTATGATTCCAGATCAATTTATCTGTATCTGGAAGTTTAGAACCATTATAAAATGTTGCAACTATAGTTTCACCATTTTCCACCCAATCTTTTTCAAGCGGTGGTACATTTCCTCTCCTAATTCCCACAAAAGACACATCATTCTCTAACCATTGAATAGTCATGTTGTAAAGTTCATACCAATCTTCTTCAGTTAAAGGCCTTTTTGTTGGTGATTCAGAAAATCTTCTTTTTAACTCAATATCATCATCCATCATTCCAAAAATATTATTACCAGCATTTTCTATAATGTATTTCCTAGTTTTTGATATTCCCATCCAATCTTCTGGTAAAACCATTATTGGATAATTATCATATAAATGTTTTTCGTGAGGTTGCACGACTAGTGTGGTTTTATCTTGTAAAAATTTAGGAAGATGTGAAAATGTTATTTGTTTATCAGACCTTCCTAAAGTTGGTATATATATTTTCATTTAGGCATATAGTCCTCATACTTCATAGTCTTACCGCTGTGTGCATTAGGGCAGTAAGTCTTCAGATTTTCAGGCGCAAGATTATTTAGATTGCGGTCAACGTGGTCTACTTGCAAACCCTTTTTATAATTTACTAAACGCTCTTCCTCAGAAAGAGGAAATTCTTCAGAACCAATTGGCGGGTTAGTAACAAAGTCTTCAAAGCATTTGCAGCCCTCACGTTCACAACGATCCTTTTGTGCTGCTTTGTATGCAGCATCACGCTCTTGTTTAGAAGCAGAAATGGTTTTTTTATAACCATTGCGATCAACATTATTGAACTGACTCTTAGAAAGAGGTGCAGAATAGTCTTCCTTCCACTCTGGAATAGCAGCTTTATAGGTTTCAGTGTCAGGAACAAAGAAAGTGTGAGAATTTTGCAACATCATATACTCACGCAATTCGTCAAAAATAGGAGAGTCCTTGTAGTTCTTTACAAGCCAATCTACAGCATCTGATACAAAATTTACATTCAAATCTTCAATTCCAAAGTTAGTGCGAACAGCACGGCCAAAAATTTGTAGAATAGAAACCGTTACTTTGTTTTCACCAGTTTGGTTGCGCTCCCGTGAATGAACTTCATGAGAAATATTAGGAACATTTAAACCAAATTTAAACTTCTCAATGTGAAAGATAAACCGCAAGGGATCGTTTGAATCTTTCATCTTATTGACAAATTCTGTGAAAGCATAATCTCCTGTCAGCTTGATCCAATCACCTTGAATATTACCAATAAAATATCCATCCTTATCAGCTTTACCTAAAATATATAATGTCTCATCAATTTTACCCCGCAAATAATCTTTTACTACATCGATATTTTCATAGATATTCAGAGAAGTTGTTGAATTTTCATTGTTAGCACCAGCATTTAAAGTCATAATAGTTTTTGGTGCCAAGTTAAGAAGCGGTTCGTGTGAATTAATAATTTCAGCATTTAACTCAAGATTTTTTAAGAATGCCAAATAATCATTGAGTGCTAACTGAATACCCTTCTCAAAACCAAGCTTACTTGGATTGTAAACTGAAATATTACGCAACTGACTAGTGATTTCAGTCAGCTCTTCTTGAGTTGCCCAATCTTCTTTTTTGACAAGGAGATTGTACATCTTAGAGTTAATATTTGGAATCAAACCCTTGTGTTCAAACAAGGGCGTTGCAGTAAAACCAAACACTTTAGACTTTTCAAGAAGAGCAAGAGCTTCTGCAAACTTATAGTAAGAAGCTTTATATACCGTACCCGGCCAACCAGTATTATATTTGTATGTAGCTAGAGAAGAAGACCCACCAAAATGAGCCTCGTCCCAATAAAGTGCAAACTTTTCGTCCTTCAAAAAGTTAATCAGAATATCAGAGTTTTCATTATCTGTACCACCATTTACCGCACCAGCCACCGTAGAAACCAGAACAATTGCTAATTTTCCCTTATACTCAAGAAACGTCTTAACATCTGTTGTAACTTTTGCTTTAACACCTTTTTCAATAAAAGTGTTATCCATTTCTTCGTAGTCCTGAGATACGTTATCCGTAAATACTGTTAGAAATAGAAACTTATTGACTCCCTCTTCAATATCAGAAGGGATTAAAGTGTTCATGATATTGAAAGTCTTACCAACACCAGTACCAGCAGTAATGATGTTAATCTTACCCTTCTCCCACTTCTTAGATGAATCTATAATAAGTCGCTTGGAAACCAAACGCAACGTCTTAATATTTGAATATTTACTCATAATCTAATCTTTCTCTTCATTTCTCACTATAACTAACTATAACATATGGAATAAGCATTGTCAAGAAGAATCTTCACTTTTTTTGTTGTATTTTTGCAACACATTTTCGTATATACTCTCTGCAAGATATTTCATCATCATAGGTGCAACCATCAAACCAATGCGCTTACCCCTCTCGTAAATATCTTCAGAAGGATTCACATAATCTGTTGGTAGCGTCATTATAGCTGCGGCCTCTAGCGGAGTAAATATGCGATCTTCTAGAGGATGCAAGTGAACGGAAAGACTTGCTAATCCCTGTTCAGTTAAGCTGTGTGATGCTTGATTCCATGGCACCCTACGACTTTGGTAGAAGGAGTGTTTAGCTTCTGGAATACTCTTGCCCCACTTCTTTCTATGTGCAATAAATTTTTCATAAAAATTTGACACAACGTCATCACCGACAGACACGACCTTATCAGGATTCTTGGGTAGACGTTTCAACCATTTATATTTAGCAGACTTTTTCATCTTCTCATAAAGTTCTTCAGCCTCTATACGATTCATATTGTTAAGTTGCAAGTCACCAATTGCTTGTTCTATCGTTGGTTCTTCATCCAGTGCAGGCTCTGGAAATAGAGATGAAACGAGCATCCACGGCATACCAATATCTTCCAGCACATCATTGCGTACTGATACGATGAAAACACGTTGACGTTTCTGTGGAACACCAAAATGAATACCGTTTAGAACCTTAAAGGTGGTTGAATATCCAAGTGCTTCAAAGTCTGTGACCATGCGATCCAAATGCTGCTTTGCATATTCCATCGTTAGACCTTTGACGTTCTCGCATATGATAACCTTCGGCATCATCTCACCTGCAATCCGAATCATCTCCCATGTCAAATCTTCGATGTTCTTCTGCTTCATACCGTAAGCCATCTTTTCTTTACCCCAACCCGCCTTCTTAGTTCCAGACATACTAAAGGGTGGACAAGGTGGACTACCATCAAGAATATCCAGCTCGTATTTTTTAATTCCTGTCATCTCCATAATCTGAGCGCCAGTCACATCTTTAATATCACCACATATGTGTGGAGTGTCTGGCCAGTTTGCAAGATAGGTATCAACTGCGACTTGCTGAAATTCATTCACAAATTTACAATCACCACCTGCCAGTTTATAACCAGCAGATGATCCACCGCCGCCTGCAAAGAAGGAGATGTATGAGAATAGTTTTCGATCAGAAGATTCCTTTAGGTCATCTAGTGTGTAGCGATAATATCTCATGCCCAAGCACCTACTTTAATCGCACTTGAAATAGGAACTTCTCTAAGCTGATCGTACATTTTTTTCTGTTTAAACCATTTCTTTATTATAGGATATTGACTTTCTATTTCTCTAGTTGTCATAATACCGTCTTTATGATTTGCACTAAAAGTGATATTAATATAGGGATATGGTGTATTGATCCAATACCTTTCTTTTCTTGCCAGACGGTGACACCACCTGTAAAAACTAGGCCACTCCTTTGTCCACGCAAAGAAAACATCTACCTCTACGAGACACACAATATTTTTATCCTTATCAACTATTCCCAGATCAACCGCATAGGGGCCCAAAGGATCATCAATCTCAGTGTATGGTCCATTATTCAAATCTAGTTGACAATAATCTTTTAGAAAATCTCTTA